GTAAAGTTTTTAGCTAATTTACCTACACCTTCAGATACATCTTTTATACCCATACCAAATGCAATTGCATTGGTTGCTTGTGCAGTTAATTTATCAAATTCTTCTGATTCAATACCTAATAGTCCTACAGCACCAGTCAAACCAGCTACAGAACCTGCTACAACTTTAATTGCACCATCTGCTACTTCTAGTTTTTTATCTAATGTAAAGCCTTCAACTGTTTGCTGTGTTGCAGCTAATTCTTTATTTAACTTCTGAATATTACCAGCTGCCTTATCAAATGCTGCACTACCAACACCTACTTCCTTAATTTCCTGATTCAGTTCATTAAGTTCCTGTTCTATTTGCTGAATCGTTCTTGATGAAGCTCCAGCATTTACATTAATGTCGTAATTTATAGTTTGTGTTGCCATATATGCAATAAATATTTATTTGAACAAGTCTATTCTTGTCATTATTTTTTGTTTAAACCTTTCATGTCCACCTATTGTACTCATGTCTAATGACAAATAGTGGTCTTTTAGCGCTTGATACGTTTTAATTTTAACTACTAACCCATCTACAATAACTGTATCGTAATCAGGTAAATCGCGATTAAATACGTCAATATACACACCGTTAATTCTGTATCCTGCTTGCCTCATTCCAAAGGCATTTTTAGGTGTTATTACAACATCATCCTGTATTGATAATAATTTATCATCAGGTAAATCAACTATAATATCTATTTCTTTATGGTTATAATCGTCAAGCAAACCATGTAAATACAAAGCCAAACTTCCACATATAATAAACTCACCAATTTGAAATTTTAATATTTTAATTATTTCCCTCATTAACAGGCATTTGTACAAACTCCTCCAATAACAAATCCTCCTGATCCTGCAGTTCTAACAATTGTAGCTGGTTGAACACAAGCAGTACTACTACCGAAATCTGATTCCTGTATAATATCTGGTGTACCATCACAACATAAGAAACTAAATTCTACAAACGCTCCAGATCCACCACTAGCATAGAAATCTACTTCTCTACATACTGTAGGTGTTGGTGTTGGAGTTGGTGTTGGTGTAGGTACTGGTGTTGGTGTAGGTGTAGGAGTAGGCGTAGGAGCTGGTGTTGGACTCGGTGTTGCTGGACCTGCAGTTGTTACATCATTAAACACTGGATATAGTTTAAGTAATTCTACTTTTACTACATCTGGTTCTTGTAAATTAAATCCTGATATTTTATTAATTCTATACTGTTGATCACGTATAGTTACTTTATCATTTAATCTTATATTTTTATATTCTTCTGGTGTGAAGTATAAATCTAATGTTACTTTTTTACTTTCATTCCAATATAATCCTGCTATATAATTTGCCCAATATGCTTCATAAGCTGTTTGTGCTACATTTTCTGCTACATCATATGGTGAACCATTAGGAATAAATTGCGTATACGAATTATCAAAATGTAAATTAAATAAATTTAATAAATTACCTAATCCTGATACATTTGCTATTGTAGCATAAGAACCACCTGTATAAGCAGTTGATTGTCCTGGATTACCAATATAGATAGTACCATCAGCAGCATTTGTAGTTGCAATACCTGCTAATTTATATCCTATACGTGGTTTAAAATTAAATGACTTTAATCCTGAATTATCAAATTTGTATAAATGAGGTATATAATCATCACTTACACTTAAATTATATGTTGGGTTACCATCTGCTGTTATCGATCCAGATGCTAACATTGTACCCATTACTACGGGTGCAAAGAATGTTTTAATTTTTCTTGTACCTTGAGGTACTGTACTGTTTGATACTAATTGTACTGTACCAAATGGTAAGTTAGGTTGGTTATCTTGTGTTACAACATCAAATCTTGATTTATCACCACTATTACCTATAAATGTTTCTTTATTTTGATCTGCTAATGGTGTTGATATTGATATTCTTTTAGCTTCATCAAATTTATCTGTCCAATTTACCTCTCTACCTGTTATCATCCATGTATCAAATGGTTCAATTGATATACTTTGGTTTTGATTTGGTGTTGGAAAAGCAACCATATTAAATTGCTCTAAAAATCCTTTAAATAAATCTAATGTTTTAGTATTACCATCAAATTGTTCTGCCATATCAATAGGCGAATTTTCAAATGACGTAGGTGTTCCTATAATATTAAAGAATGTATCTGCTGAATCATATATTGTAGTTGCTGCAACAGTACCTGATTGGAAATTCTCAAATTGTAGAATCATCTCTAATGTATCATTCACATTTAAATTAGGTATACTGAATGCTCCATCTTGTACTACACGTTGATTAGAAGTATAGTCATTTGGACCTACAAAATATCTTACACTACCACCTCCACCTGCGGGCGTTACTTTTACACCTGTTCTATATTTAGCTCTATTATTACCTACAGTAGATACTTTAACATCAAAATCAGTTGAAAATTGTACGTTATAAGCACCTGCTAATGGTACAACATATCTGTGTGTTGGGTCAGCAAAGTTAGAACTTGGATCAAATGTCTCTAAATGTTCAATTGTTAATTCATATTGTGCAAATCCTGCTTGTGATGCAATTGCTTGATTACCTGATAATGAAGATGATACTTGTTCATTTGATGCTCCTGCAGATGTAGGACCTAAGTTATCTTGTGATTTAGCTAACACATAAACATTTTTAAATGCCTCTGTTTCTAAATTAGCAAATGATGATGTATAAGTAAATCCTGCTTGATCACACATTACATCTAATAATTCTTTACCTCTAATTGCTGGTAATAATTGTTGATATTGTAATGGTGTTTTTTCATTATCAATACTACCTGTAGCATCTGTAATACCACTAAATTGTATGAATGGTAATGAACCACTTGGATTTAATATGTTATATTCTTCTTGTCCATCATTTCCATAATCAACTAAAGGATAATATACAGCACCTGATAAAGGTAAATCACCTAAATCGGCTGATTGCGACCATGAACCTGTAATGTATTCTACGGATAAATTGTGATTTAACGCACTAAAATCCCCATCAACGACAAATGCACCATCTAAATTACTTGTGAATTGTATTGCTTGATCTACAACGCTAACTTTGTATGTAACATAACCATCCATACTAGTTATTATTTCTTGTAGTTGCATATTACCTGCTAGTATCTCATCTCCATCTAATAATACTGCTGCTCCAATAAAATCATATAATGCTGGAGTATCTGTAGCTCCTATGTCATATGCATTTTTAAAGAATACATTATTTTTCTTTGTGCCTGGTAAATCAAATGTTTGAGAACCAACACCGAATAATACTCCAATTCTGGAATTATCGAATGCTGATATATCTAAACGTAGTGGAATGTTAGAATCTATATCTAAATCCGTTACTACATTCTCATATGTTACTCTTAATACTAGATCTCTCATTATGTTCTACTTCTTGGTTTATTAGAAAACTCATACTCAATTTCTACTTGGTATTTTTTCTGTCCTTTTTTATTTGTCTTATATCTAAATGCACTATTAGTTATGTTAATAGGTACAAATGTATCTTCAACTTGTAACATTACATTTGGTGATATGAATAATTCTTGATAGAAATTCTCTATCGCAAAATCACCATAGAATGAACTATGTACACCTGCAATATAATCAGTGCTAATTTTATATTTGTAGTTTTGTTTTAAATAATATTGTTCAAATCCTCTATTGTATGGTGAATAAAGTGATGTTGCTGAATTATAATCGCTATTTACTTTCTGAAATTCATTACGTTCATTTATTACAGCATTTTTATTTGTTGTAGTATTTAATCCTATAAAATCCCATACACCCCATTTATTAATGAATGCAAAGTTACTTCTAGTTTCCCAATCACATGGTTCATCACGTTTCCACCAATTGATAGATCCTTGATTTAATTGTAATTGTAAGAAATTCCATTGTGGATCATCACCATCTATACCAGGTAAATTACCTGGAAATACGGGACCAGAGCAAAACGGTATATCAGCACCACTACCCTGTTGCGTTAAGTATGGTGATAATGTCGTTAATGCTGGTCCTGTAAACTTTACTGATGATTGTATTTCACCTGTTTCTTGTGAACCAGATTCTGGTGAAAAATAATATAAATGTACTGCGTATGCTCTATCTGTTGTATCAGTAGGTGATATAGATCCTGATATATTAAACCATGATACTATACCTAAATCATTTTCAGATACTGTTCTAAATCTATTACCTCCATTAACTGCCAAGTTATCAAATATACGATCATTAGTTAATTGTTCTCGTTGATATTGAGGCCAATTAGTTAATATCGCTTTAAAATTGTTATTTCCTGTATATGATGGGTTTGATGATGTAAAGTTAATTCTAACATCTTGTGCATTAAAATTAAACGATGCATAACTACCTGTATCTGGAGGTGCTATAAATGGTACTTCACCTAAATTAAAATCTTGTTCTGTAGGATATACTTCTAATACTTGTCCTACCTGTGTTGTAAATGCTGTATTTGATACTACTTGAAATGCTACATCAGTAGCATAATTAGATGTGTTATGAAATTGTCCTGGAAATACAGGATAAGCACCTGATCCTACTTGTACTGGAGCAGTTGAACCTATTCTACTATTATAAGCAAATTGAAATACTGGAGGATTAAATGATGATGTTGGTATACCATTTACTCTACATCCGTATACTACACCTGTACTACCTGTAAATGATGCTGTAATTAATACTTCACCAAATCCACCTGAACCTGACACATCTGATATATCAATAACCATTTGTTGATTACTCATATCATATACCTGTAATGATGCTCTTGCATCTGCTGAAGGTACACCTGTACCACTGTATACTTCTAAATCATACATTCCATTACCTGTAGTAATTTGACCAGGTACTGATGCTGAATAACTAAATGATCCTGATCCTCCAAAACCACCTGCTGGTACTGATCCATTAACTCTTAAATTTACATCTACATAATTTGGTGCTGCTGCTTCATAAACATAGAAATTAAATGATCCTGTTCCTGATGGTGTATATGCAGGTGATGCTGATGATGATAATGCGAATCCTTCATTCCATGGTTCCCATGTCATTCTACCTAATACTAAATCACTACCTGATACTGCAGGATCTCCTACACCACCATCTCCATCATATATTACTACTGAAGATGAAGGTGATGTACCATATTCTTCACCAAATTTAACTTTAAATTGTTTGTATGAATTTATAGGATTATCTCCATATCCTATTGATGCAGTAGGTTCTTGTATATATAATGTATCATCTACTTTTAATTGTGGTCTAATAGGTACAGCAACATTGAATATAGCATGACCAGCTGAATTAGCAGGTTGTTTTACTCGCTGTATTAAATCACCGTTATAATCTAGAATATCACAAACAAATTTATATTGTGGTAATGAAAAATCTTCAGTTGTTATACTATATAATAGTTTAGTATAAACTGTATTTAACTGTGTAGGTTCTTGTAGTATTGATACGCTCATTATCTTCTTGTTTCTGCTGTGTTACTTAATTCCCATTTCAAATCATATTGATATAATTTTTGTTTGAATTTATTGGTGCGCCAAGTATAACTAGCGTTTTTTATGTTTATAGGAACAAATCCATTTTGTATAGCTGCACGTTCCTCAAAGAAATTTACTTTATTTAGGTTTAATTGATTATTTAATGAATCACTTTGTATGAATACACTTGGTGATTCTATTAATTCAGTTAACCAATCTGCATATTCTTGATCTAAATAATCAGTTGTTACCTCAAATTGATCAGTGAACATAGTAGCATATGTGTCTTTTCCACGTTTATTAGCGTCAAATATCGCTCCATCTGTATCACTCAATGTATTCCATGGTAATTGAGGTTGCGTGTAGTCTTTACGTGTTATTTTAGCTGATTTTTTTACTGGATTGTTTACATTATAATAATCCATTACTCCATATTTGTTTATGAATGCAAATCTAGTTCTACCTTTAATTCGTCTTGTTTCATCTTCATCTGGATATTCTTTAGCTAAATTTTGATCGTAGTAATAACAAGGTTCTCTATATATCTCAACTACACGATTATCACCTGATATAAAATCAAAATCAAATCTTAAGTATGTCCAATCACCATTATGAATGTATGATGCTGCTGATGAATCAGATGCTGATATATTTGCAGGACCAATTCCTATATGATGTAATGGCTCTAATGCCGCTGTAAATACTTGTGTTGTATAATAATTTGAATCATTAAATACTTGTACATTAGTTGATCCACTGTATAATGACACATCTACAAAATTTATACCTTCATTATATTGACCATCTGTAATTAATGATATAGTTTCCCAATCATAATCATGTGCCTTTTTAGTTGATGTACCTCCAGCATTAATAATTCCACTTAATGTAAAGTTAGGATCATTAGTTAGAAATGGAGTATTTTTAGTTGTTGTTAATCCTTGATCTACCATTGACCATTTATCTCTAGGCCAATCATAAGATAAGTTACTTAATTCGTTTACTGCAGGTAATAATGTACCTAATTTATCTGCTGAACCACTAAATGATGCTGTAAATGCAGGTTCGCCTGCTAATCCATTTCCATTATATTGTACAATAGATCCACTAGGAGAATCAGCATATTCCTCTCCCATTATAATTAAAAATTGTGCAGCATTTGTAAATGAACCAACGCCACCTACTGTGTACATTGGCGTATCATACGTTAGATAATCGCTACAAATAGATGCTATGTCTATCATACACAAACTAGCACTTGGTGCTGTTTTAATACGAGTTAAACGTGATGTAGATCTTTGAGGAATATAGATATCTGTTACTAATTTGAATTGTGCTGCTGATGCAGATGGAGATGTTACAACAAAAGGTAAATTATTTGTCGTAGCATTAACTGCGAATGGTGATGATTTTAAATCTAAGCTATTTACTGCCATATTATGTTATTGTTGCTCCAGCTGATGTTGCTGCAGCATTAATGTCTATTATAATATCCTTTTCAATTCCCGCTGTTAGTGCTGCTGTACCAAAATTAGCAGCTGCGTTTTCAATTGACTCCATTATAAATGGTTTTTTGCTATATTTTTTAACACCTCGTTTTTCTATGCTTTTTGCTATTGCAAATGCAAATGATTTAGGTGATTTAAATGTTGATGGTATTGGTATTTTCTTACGTTTAATCCATCCTTCAATAGGACGAATAGGAGGCATTCTACCTGCACGTCTACCTGGTCCACCATCTTCTAATAGTTCACCATACCATAACATTGATACTTGTAATACTTCCTGATCTTTCTTCTTAATAATATTCTGAGTAATAGATCTAGCTAAATCACCTGTATTGACAGATTTATTCTCAAACAATTGATTTTGCATTTCATCAATTATTCGTTGACCAAAGTCTTTAAGTGCTATGTCTGTATTCTCAGTTGTCTCCATTTATACTTTAGGAAAATTACAGTAATCATAAATACCACTTTCTGTATATTGTATTGTAGCTACAAAGCCATATACTCTATCCATAAATGCTTCTAATGTTGGTGTTATACTCTGTATATCATAAGATACACCTTTAGATTGATTATCACTAGGCGGTCCCCAATTCATGTAACCTCCAAAATCATATAATGTTTGTTCCATCTTAGACATTACTGCCTCAGGTGATTGGGTACTTAATTTAGGAACATCTAAAGCATATAATTCAAATGCTAATATTCTTAAACGTGTGTCTTGTGAGTATCCAGGTGATTGTAATGGTCTTAGAAAAACATAAGGATACTTTATATTTTGTGATGATGAATCTAAAAAATCGATACTACCGAAGGCAAATGAATTTACATACTCATGTGCATCAGCAGCTGATCTAAATGTTTGTACTATGTTTTCTAATGATGTCATTACTCTTCTATTTTAGTTTTCTTACTTGGTTTTACTGCATCAGGATCTCCTGCTGCTATACAGTCTTTAACCAATGATAATTGAACCATTAGTTGTGCTGCTATTCTATTTGCATCAAAATTAGCCATATGTCTTTTCCATACTTCTCTTCTATCTGCTTTGTTACAATTACATGCCATAATTTATTATTTTAGTTTAATTCGATTTCTACGTTGTTTTTCTGCTTGTGCTTCTAATAATCTATAATCTTTATCTATTGCCAAGTAGTTTAAAACAAAATTAATATTTAATTTAGTGATACTAGCTTCTCCTGTGATATCGAGTATGTTTGTTTTGGCGAGCGAATATAATGTCGCAAACCATCCCCAATGTGAGTCAAAGCTTCCAGTGTCTGCCTCGTTAGTACTTCCCTCATCTTGTCCGTCTTCACTGTTTTTAAAGAGCTGAGAGAATTTATCCAGTGTAAGTTGGCGGTGCTTAAAAAAAAATTCAATGCTCCTAAAGCAAATCCTGCTGGTAAATCTTTCATTACCTCAGCATCAACATATCTTTCATCATTGTTATACTCTGTTACAGTATACCATTTAAATACGTTATCTACCTTGTTTTGCATTAATTGAACATTATGTTTTGCCTTAAATTTTAACTTATCAAATCTGTGATTAACCACAGGTCGATATAATACCGCCATTATCTCATGTAAGTTTTTATTTGGCTCTTTACATAGTGTTTCTAAATCAATAAATTCACCCATAGACATAGTTGAGATATCTACATAACCATAATTTGTACCTTTGTGTTCCCACATAGGATAAAATTTAGCTGTAGCATCTACTCGTTCACTAAAGTCTTTACCGACCTTACCTAAATCGCTTATTGCCCATGTTTTAATTTCTTCCTCAGGTATATCAGTGAACACATGAATTGTTCTAATCATCTTACCTAATTCAGATAAATGCTCTAAGTTTTGTAGTTTTTGAAATCTATCAATTGACAAATACTCAGGTATTTCTATATTATATTTCTTCTTCATATACACATAAATATTTATTTTTATTAAAATCGAGGTGTTACATTACCCCGAACCTTGGTTTTGTTTGTCTAGCAGCTGGACTAATATACATTTTATTTGATTG